TGTATGCGCCGAGCGCTTTGGCTGGTAAACCCTGGGGCTAAGGCCCCTTCAAATTGCCAGTTGACAACTGGATTAAATACACAGATAATTAAATCTCATTAAGCAAACACCTGGAGCAAACAACATGAACGCAAACCTCAAAGCTGAATTGGTCAAAGAGTTCACCGCACAAATCACCCGTAGCGTGACCAGCACCTTTAACTACCTCGTTGAGCAGTTTGGACCCACAGTCAGCGGCGTGTACAACTCTCGCAGCGCTAGCGTGTGGCGTAACACCGTGCAATTTTGCGTTGTAAGAACAGGGACAGGCACTCGTAGGGACGAGCCTTTTGTGCTCTGTGAGCAGCGTCTTGCAAAGTTTGCAGCAGCATTGGCAGACCAGTGGGCCACCGAGGTTCTTAATAAAGTCGATGCAAAGGTTGGTGAGCTAACCGATGCAAATGTCTTGTACGCAGGTTCAGCCAACTTTGTGATTACCGGCACCAAGAATGGCCGCGGTGTCCGTATCGACCAACAGCAAATCATCAACTGCTCATCGAAGGGTACGCTGTTCAACCAGTACCCAAGCCGCATTTATGTCGATGGCAAATTCACCCCCGCATCAAAGTTCGCAGCAATCTAATCAAACCCAGGGGCTACGGCCCCACCACCTGGAGCAAACACCATGAGCAAAAAACAATTTGATACTTGTATTGACCTTGAAGGAGTTGACCGTCTTACATTGAGTGAGCATGACCATGGCTTATGGCTGTCAGTATGGAAGTTAGGTGCTCATGCAGCAGTAGCCGTTAACCGCGACAAAGTCATTGAATTGCGCAATGGCCTTAACCAATTCCTCGCCATGAACGAGGTTGCCAACACAGCAGAGAGCGCCTAAACTGAATTTGGCAGTCCATGTGTTCTCCTGAAATCCTCTGCACTTCCCCGTAGAGTTGGCCCCCAGCAATTGGGGGTTCTTTTTTTGGTAAAGCTGTAGTAAAATCAAGCAGTTAGAGCTTGCCTTGCGCAAGCAATTGCCACCAGCCCACCAAAACCCTATCATCAGCGGATCTTATGTCACTGGAAGATGTGATGCCCAAACCCGCCAAACCTAAAGCCGCGCCAAAACCCGCGCCCAAGAAAACTGGCCGCCCCAGCAAATACACCCCTGAGATCGCCCAAGAGATTGTGGAGCGCTTAAGTAACGCTGAGCCATTAAGACAGATATGCAGAGATGAGGGTATGCCAGCATGGCAAACAATCTACGATTGGATGTATCGAGATGATGCTTTGGGTGCGGAGGGCGTCGGTCTTTCCAGAGCAATCGCACGCGCACGCGAAATCGGCTACGACAAGATGGCCGAGGAATGTCTCGAGCTAGCTGACACGCCTAAGTGGGGCACCAAGCAAGTTGAGACTGAAGATGGCATCACGGTTACCAGGGAAGACATGCTTGGTCACCGTAAGCTGCAGATCGAGACACGGCTCAAGCTGCTGGCCAAGTGGAATCCCAAGAAGTACGGTGAGCGCCTCACTCACGCTGGTGACGCTGACAATCCCGTGGCCATGCAGGCTGACATCAGCATCTTTGACGCCATGTTAAAGAACCTCGAGAGCAAGAGGCAACTTGGGGACAAGTGATCTTGAGGTCCTGCTCAAAGATCCACAGATCCGCGAGCAGTACACCAGGCTAGAGCCACAAGCGGCTGCCGCCTGGTCCTGGCGCATGATGTGGCTCACACGAGCACTCAAGCACCAGATCCTACCGCACGGTGACTGGTGGTCCATATGGCTGATGCTTGCAGGCCGCGGTGCCGGCAAGACCAGGACGGCTGCGGAGCAGATCGGCTGGTGGGCACAGTCCTACAAAGCCACCAGATGGCTCGTGGCGGCGCCAACGAGTAGTGATGTGAGGGGTACATGCTTCGAGGGTGATTCGGGCCTCCTGAGCGTGATTCCTGCGGTCCTGATCGCTGATTACAACAAGGCCTTGCACGAGATCAAGCTGACTAATGGCTCACTGATCAAAGGCATACCGGCTAGTGAGCCTGAGCGCTTCCGCGGTCCGCAATTCCACGGCGGGTGGTTGGATGAACTTGCCGCCTGGGAGTACATTCAGGAAGCCTGGGACCAGATCCAGTTTGGTATGCGACTAAAGTTGCATGACATGAAGACCAGGCTGATCTGCACGACGACACCCAAGCCCAAGGACCTGATCATCGACCTGATCAGCCGCGAGGGCGACGATGTGGTGCTTACCACTGCCAGCACTTACTCAAACCTGGATAACCTGTCCGAGAACTTCAAGCGCCAGATCCTGCAGTACGAAGGCACCAAGCTTGGCCGCCAGGAAATCTACGCTGAGATCATCGACCCCGAGGAGGGCGGTATCGTGCAGCGCGACTGGTTCAAGCTTTGGCCTGCTGACAAACCCATACCCAAGCTCGAGTTTGTGGTCCAGAGCTATGACTGCGCCTTCACTGAGAAGACGGTCAACGACCCCACCGCAAGCATCACTTTCGGTGTCTTCAAGCCCCAGGACGGTGGCATGTGCGTGCTGATCATCGACGCTTGGCAGGATCGGTTGCAGTACCCCGACCTGAAGCCCAAGGTCATTGACGAGTACGAGATCATCTTTGGTGAGGGCAAGACCGCCAAGAAGGTTGACCTCGTCCTGGTCGAGGATAAGGCCGCTGGCATCGTGCTCATCCAAGACCTTCAGCGCGCGCACATCCCAGTGAGGGCCTACAATCCTGGCAGGGCTGACAAGATCCAGCGCCTGAGCATTGTGGCCAACATCGTGAAGGCTGGCCGGGTGTATGTGCCCGAGTCCAGCAACCGCGCTGGCTATGTCCGCGACTGGGCTGAGGCCATGGTCACGCAGATCTGCAGCTTCCCGAATACCGACCACGATGACTTTTGCGACGCCTTCAGCCAGGCGCTCAGGTACCTCAGGGATGCAAGCTGGCTCAACATCGACCCGCTACCGCCTGATGATTACGATCCCGAGGACTATGTGGACGCAGGCATCACGAGGACCAATCCGTATGCAAGCTAACCGCAAAGGGTTATCATCCCGCGCAAACGGAGGCGATGATGCCCAAGCCAACAGACGCTAAGAAGGTACTCGAGATGCTGTACGGTGCGCCCAAGCCTGCCGTCAGCCGCCTGGACATGGGCTTCAAGGATGTCACCAAGCGCATGCCTGAGCTTCAGCAGGCTGCCAAGCTTTATGAGCAGGGCAAGATCACCCGCGAACAGTATTACGCCATCGTTGACCAGCTTAAGCCTGTCACGCCTTACGAGTTCATACCCAAGCCTGCCACGGCTGAAGAAGCATTGGCAGCACTCACAAGCGATAAGACTAAGAGCTTTGGCCGCACTGATGTGCTAACGCCAGGCGAGACAATCCTGAGTAGGCTTGACATACCCGCCTACTCGAAAAAGGGCACTTGGGTTACATCACAGCACCGCTTAAAGCCGCCTGCTGATGAGCCTAAGACTATTTACACCCCGACCATGATGCTTGAGGGCGAGACTAAGATGCTGCCCGGCACCAAGGCTGCGCGCAAGGTTGCCAAGGGCGAAGACGATAAGTCATCCTTCGCCACCATCCGCGGCGCTTACAAGCCTGGCAGTGACGAGGAAGCCGTCGAGAGGGCCATCGAAGCCCTGCGCAGCAAGGACTACGCCCAGATCGGCTATGACCCCGAGCGCCGTGGCTTCTTCTACGATCGCAAGACCATGGAGCCGATCATCGGCACTGAGGAAGGCATTATCCAGATCGGGCCGCTCGTGCTGGGCAAGAAGCCCATCCGCGGCAACCCCGAGGATTTCGAGTACAAGGAAGGCGGTGCAGTTGGTTTGCAAGGCGGTGGTACGCCGCTCGATCAAGTAAAGGATGATTTAACGATCCTTCCTGAAGAAGATGCCTGGAATTTACTGAAGGGCCTAGACCGTATTTACACACCGAAAATTGGTGAGTACATCGCCGATGTCCAGTCGCCAGCAGAACTGCTTGGTCGCATCAAGGATCTTGATCCTGAATATGTTGACGCCTTAACGAGCGGCCTTTCGGAGTTAATTAGTCAAACGCAGCCCGTAGGGCCTAACAGCTTTGACTCAGTGCCCAAGTACCATGGCTCGGACCCATTAGATAAGCTTAATCGCCAAGAGATTGACGAGGCTGCATGGCAGGTTTATGAGAATCCTGCGCTGGCCTCAACTTTTGTGAATGTGCTGCAAAACCCGCTGGCTTACACGATGACCGAATCGGCTGTTGATCAGCCAAGAGATATAAAAGCAGAGATTTGGAATGAGGCATTCCCAAAATGGAAAGAGGATTTATTAGGCGCTCCCGCTGACATTCAGCCCTTAACGAAGCAGCCTGAAGACGAGGAGCTTGGATCAAGCTACCAAGGTTTGACGCCTTTACTCCAGGCTAGGTTTGGCAACAAAGGCCAGCAGGAATACCGCACTGGCGGCGCAGTCCATATGCAAGACGGTGGAAGTCCACTTGATCAATTTGCTGCTAAATCTCGCGGCGTATCATCGTTACCAGGC